ACTTTGCTCTTGACCTCATGGAATCGGGAAGCTTGCCAATTTCCATTACAATGTCCGTCAGACTTTCCGCTCGTTCTGCCCCTGTCTTTAAATTTTCCAGCACAATCTTTTCAATCTTCTTTGCGGCATTTAAAGGCACGGACCGAATCAGCCTTACGTTTTCTTCCATGTACTGCTTGAGCAAGCCTTTGATAGGAGCTTTTTCCATTTCGATTCTCAAAAACTTTGAAATGTTGGCTGACTGCTTTTTCCATTTCTTCTCTGAATCATCATTCAAATTGTAAATGATGCCACCAATTTTTCCTTTTGCCCAGTCCTTCAATCTCTCTGCATAAGCCTGCAACTCTCTGATTACTTCAATAGAGGAGGCCGGATCATTTGCACGGAATCGGTGTAGAATTCTTTCCACGTTTCTGGTGACCGCATTGAGAAGTGCATTATATTCCCTTTCCCATCTTGCATTCGGAGCAAAGAGAGGTTTTGCGTCTTCTGTAATAACAGGTTCAAGATATTTAGTGGCGGTCATCGTGTACATTCATTACACCTTCTGGATATATAGTCTTTCGTTTCTACCGGTACCAAATTTCCTCAGATAAACCTTTTGTGCCTCAACACAATTGTCATATGATCCTCTGGCGATAAGGGTTGATTTGAATTTGAATCCCTTTTTCTCGGTCAATGCCAGTACATAAACTGGGGCATCTGAAACTTTCTGTCCAAGGTCAGGCGTTTCAACTTCCATCGGAATCACCTTTGGTTCACCATCAGGAATTTCGGCATCAACCGTTTCGACCAGAGGAGTTTCCACCACTTTCGGAACAATCTTCTCGATGATCTTCTGTGACTTCGGTAATTCAAATATTGGTTCGGGGGGTTTCGCCACTTCCACTTTCACGGTTTCTGTGGCTTCCTTAACCGGAATTTCTTCTTGTTTCCTTTTTATAAATTTTGCCATATCATTTCTCCTTTATTCATAAATAACAGTACACTTTGCATTTGTGCCTATCACACATGTCATTCTCCTTTTCCCGGCGGCCGTTCCAAACATCAATCTCATATAACTTATCAAGTTTAATATAAAAGTGTGTCTGGCACTAGAAAACAGTGGCCAGGGTATTGCTTTAAAAGGACTTAAAGAGCTCATCAGGGTCAACTCCTAGAGATTCTATTAGTTCTTTGCTTGAAGGTTTGTCATCAACATCGTCAAGATCATCATCTTTCTCTTTATACTTCCGCCAATCAATATCAGCCACTTTTTTATCGCCGATGTAATCTTCTAGATACTTTACTTTTTCCATTATTCAATACCTGCTTTCGTTTTCCAATCTGCCCATACACTTGATACAATGTAGCTCTTTAAAGCAGTGGCAGGAGTATCGTTGAGTCGCTCCCCAACCACAACAGCCACTTTCTTCATTGCTTTCTTATATTCCTTTAAGTTCGTTGGAGCTGGCATGGAAGCAATTGTATCCATTGCCAGATCTGTAGCTATCTTTGTTCTGAAATTATGAGGAGTAAACCCACCGCCATCTAATTCTCCGACATAGCCAAGCACATCATTATATTTTTCGCTGAATAGCCTGCCATTATCTCCTGTTCTTTGTTTTAACTTCAGCAACTCTCTAACTACTTGTTTATCATTTACGACATAAATATTTCGTTTATTTCGTTTGCCAATAAAGTCCAAAGTAACTGAGCCATCTTTCTGTTGAACGATATGTCTTCCTTCAAGAGTAGAAACTCCATATGTCTTTCCTTTTGGACTCAATGCTTCTTCGCTACTTCCTATTCTTGCCCCTGTAAGCACAAGGACTTTGGTAATAAGGGCTTTTTGATAAGTCTCTTTTGATTTCTGCCCTTCATCCAATTGTTTTAAAACCACATCAAGGTTATTATTCAAATCACTCAGCATTGCATCTTTTCTAACATCTCGTTCTGATACATGCTTGGGGCTATAAACAGATCCGCCTCTTTTTCCGTTTTCATCAAACCCAATCAACCAACATTTTCCATTTTTATCAGGATTGATCAATACATTTTTCCATGCCGGCGGAATAGCAACATGCTGTAAATGTTTAGGGAGAGGTTTACCATCGCCCATAACCAGTTTTCCTTCTGCATTTCTTCTTGCATGTTTAAACTCTGCTGTCCTTACTGTTCGTCTTGTTCCTTCCTTCTTTGATATAGCCTTGAGGTTTTGTTTTAAAGCCCTCAGTTTTTTCTTATCAAGTTTCTTTGCAGCCAAAGGAGTTTTTTTAGTGCTTTTCTTTGCAGCAGGTGCTTGCTTGGCTGCGGATCCTTCTTTCTGCATCTTTTTATATGCAGCAGCAAATCCGCCAGCTGCAGGAATAAACTCGCCACCTTTAAATTTTTTTCCTTTTACAGTCACTCCACCTTTGGGGGCTCGAAGTTGCTCATCACCAGTAAATATTCGTTTAAAGGAATCCCACGCTCTTGACAATAATCCTTTATTATCTATTGTCATTTTCTTTGTCGGTGTAATTGGCATTGAAGTATCAATTTCATTCAATTGCTTTTCCAACTGCATCAGTTCAGGATCAGTATTAACTTTAATGTTTCTTAAAGCTTCTTCCAGTTGTTCAAATGTCGGTTCTGGTCCAAGTTTACTTAATTCTTTCTCAAGTTGTTCAAGTGTAGGAGGATCAAGTTTTCTTAATTCTGCTTCCAAGCCTTCAAGAGTTTTTCCTTCCGACCCACCCAACCCATTGAGTTCCATTTCCAATTGCTCAAGGCTTTTCTTTTCAACCACATCATCTGCTTCCGGCTCTGGTTCTTTCTGACCTAACTTTTCCTGTAATCCCTTTAAATCTACTTCTTGATTTTCTTCCTCACCAAGACCACCCATGCCCTGATGTTCTGGCGGTTCCTCTTCTGCTTTCTCAATATCCTCATCGGTGATATTGGAGAACCGGCCAGTAACATGGGAACGTTGTGCCAGTTCTTTCATGGCAATCTTCTTGGTAATCATGCCAGCCTGAAATGCTATATTGAGGGCAGAAACATCATTATTAACAATCTGCGATTTCTCCACTTCACTGGGTTGCCATAATGAATTAAAATCAAATTCAAAATCATCAGGCAAAGGCTTTCCATTGACTGACATACATAATGTTTCGAGTATTTTATGGACAGGCATCCGTAACATGGACTCTTGCAACTTGCCAACGTTGTCATAATAGTTCCGCAAATCTGCTTCGCCTGAATTAAAACCAGACGGTGATTGCCCAAACAACCTGACCAATGGAATATTGACAGCACCGGAAATCTGCTGGCCGAATTGAATCAACATATCAGCCAATCCAGAAAACGTGTATTGATGAGGAGTAAAGGTATCGTTCTTATCCAACAGAGTAATGCCTTCATTGGATTGCATTAACCGAATATACTGGAACTGTTTGATCACTGCCGATTCCGTCTTACCACCCATCGCCAATGCCTGACGCAAACCATCAATCTGCACCACTCTCAAATGGGCTTTGTAAATTAACTGTGCTGCACCTTGGGTGGCAGAATCAAATGCCATCAACCGATCCAGCATTCTTTCAATAACACTCATGCCCCAGAGATTGTCATATTTCTTTTGGTAATAAGGCATCTCGATTCCTTCCAGCCGTATCACCCTTGAATAATGCACCTTGATGGTGGACATGGTTTCCATTGCCGGAAGAATAGTATAGAATTTTGGCTTGCCCATATCAGGACCAAGCTCAGTGACCAGATCATTATAGGATGGTTCGAGTTGCCATCGATCAAATACTGCCAATCCCTTAAAGGAATCTTTTCTGACCTTGGTCACATCAAATGGTTTTGTGTAATCGGCACCGTCAATCAGCATGACTGCAATTGCTCCACCGTACAATCTTGCCCATTTGATGGTTGAGCATAATTTCTGCCAGATGCCAAGCTCGGTCAAACTTGCACTCATCTTTTGGATATCGTCAGGGAACAATTTGGACATCATCATGATGCCTTCTTTGGTCATGTCCTCTGCGACCGTATCAATGACCTGTCCTGCGATCCATGATGTCCGGTAAATGGATTCAAGCTGAACATGATTCCTGCTGATCAGGTTCCCAAGCGTGTAGGTTGCTACAGAGGATAAATTCTCCGTATTCAATCCCAGCTTGGTGGTGAAGTTATTATAACCGTCACCCATCAACTGATCTTCGACCAGATTCTTTGCTGATGTGATCTTTTTCTTTATTGGTTTACTCATGTCGGTTTCTCACCTGTCTTGCCTTTGGCTTTCAATAATTGGTATATAGGGAGCTTCATAAAATCTTCCATGGTTCTCCCATTGCTCTTTAAGAAGGCAATAAATTCTGGACTGCCTAGTTTCATATCACCAAAATCAAATGATGATTTAATCCAATCAGCGTTTGATAATTTGTCATCAATGTATTCTGTGCTATCACCATCCAATGCATCACCAATAAAAAGATCCTGTGGTACTTTGGAACTCAACTTATAAACATTTCCGAGCACAACAACTTCACGTTCATTATTACAGCCGACACCTGTTTTTGGAGTTGAAAAAATGTCCTTTACCTTTACATCAATTTTCATTATCGTACCATCATACTCAGCAAAATCAGAGGCGGTGTTAAGATTGGTAGAAAATGATGACAAGGGTTGCAAGGCAACTTTTGATCCTTTTAAATTATAATCAACTCCACGATACAAAGAAACAGTATCAGTTGGTTTCAACCCTAAACTCTTCAAATACTGCTGAGTATCTTTATACTGCTGAGTAATAAATTTCTGCAATTTTGTCTTGTTACTCTCTAAAAATCTTTTTTTATCCTTACCACCTGAATAGAAATGTTTTGTTGATGCTTTGTTGAGTCCTAATATTTTTTTTGCCATCTCCTGTATGGCAAGGGAAGAAGGTGAATGGTCGGCCGACGTCTCTGCCCAACTATGAACCAAATGGTTAACCTCCTCATACGGAACGCCTATCTTACTGGCCAAATTAGTTACTACCTTATGTTTATGATTTGACCATGAACCACCAAACGAATTATCAATAAGTTGATTACGTTTTATATTGTCAATGTATTCTTTGGTAACCGTCATGCCTTTGATCTTTGCACCCAACAAATTATTGTTACTTAAAATAAGTTCATCAACATGCAGAGATGTCATGTCTTTAATACTTGTGAAGTCCGCATTTTGCATATTAGAATTTTCGATGCCCCTTAAATCATCAACACGGCCTCTCTCAAATTTTGTATTTTGAAAATTTACTTTCTTGTGATAGATGTCCACGTCAGAAAGATCCAGCTTCCTGTTAGAGTAATCCTTCTTATATTTGGTTGTGTCTTTCTTATATTTGGTTGTGTCTTTCTTCTCTTTCAATTTTTGAGACAGCTTCTTCAATTTCTCTTTATCGACCTTTTTCGTCAGCTTTGTCTCAGCCTTCTTTGGTTTGAGTACCTTCTCCTTTTTTGCGGGCTCTTGTTTGGTTTTCTTTGTCTTGTCTGGTTTACTCAGCTTCGATAGTGAAGAGAGTTTCTTGCCATGAGTCTTCTTGGGAACATCACCGCCAACAATCTTGCCTCCCTTCAACAATATTCTTCTGGCACCTTTACTCTCACTGCCCTCTTTCTTTAAAGTCACCCAATGGGCTTTTGTTTGTTTCTTATCGATAGTCAAGCCTTGTTGACCTTTCGTTGTCAACAATTCCTTGAACTCGTAAAAAGGCATTTCGGTTATTACTCCGATATAACCTTGACTCTGATAATGAGCTAAAAAAGCATCCCTTGCTTGTTCCTTATTACTAAACCCCAGCATCACTTTATCTTCATCAAAGTTCCTTTGGCCGTCTGTCTGATGAATGATGAAAACCTTATCTGATGTTGGGTCATTGCCAATGAAGCAATCCACTCCTTCTTTATCCGCTCCCTTGGTATTGAATATGTATCCATACGGATAATAAAATTTTGTCTGCCAAGGTTCACCTGCTTTATCCACACCTGTCCTGACTGAACCTACAGGATTCTCAATGACAATTGGGAGTCCCTTAAAGTTTGTTATGCTTTTGAACCTTTTTTTCAGAAGCATTATCTCCATCCTGCCTTGATAAAATATTTACCACCATCAGAATAACTGATGCCACAGCAGTTCCAATTGTCAACGCAAATAGTAAATCCATCATTCATAAAATGCTCTGTACATTCCATCCGCAAAAAGAATCAGAAGCAACACCACAATTGTTATGCCAATGATCCACCACACAGATTAGTCCTCATACACAATCTGAAGTCTGGTGATCCTGATCATCCAATAATGTTCAAACAGCATGATGGTGTAAAAGGTTTCTGACCCTTTGACTTCTCTTTTGATAAAAAAGTATTTGCTCATTTCTCCTCCTCTGCCATTGCTTCTGCCTTGGTTTTCTGCACCCGATCCGGTGGATGATTCGGTGGAGCATAGATTGTGTACAGCTTCAATCCCTGATCGCCAGCAATGATGTTGTGATGCGTCCCTGCCTTGATGATAATGGATGAACCATTCTGAATCGGTGTTTTTCCTTCACCTTCAATTTTACAGAATCCATTGCCATCATCGATGCGGAAAAACTGATCCACATCTGGATGGACTTCCATGCCAATATCTTCATTCGGTAATA